TGCGACGTCAGTGCGGTTTCCTGGTAGAGCTTTACGACGTTCCCGTTTTCACAGCGAAAATGCGGGCAGGCGTTTCCGGCGGCTTGGTCCGCCGAGTACATCTGGAACATATCCGCAGGGCTGGAGCCGGGGGCCGTGCCGGTGTTGAGCCCCAGCGTCATAGTTGCTGACGTTCCTATTGACGTTCCGCCAAGCACCGTATTCCCGTTCAGGTTGAACAATGCTCCAGTCGTCGTAAATATTGTGTAACCGCTGCTGTCCGCCTGGATCTCGCCGTATACGCTGCCATCCGTATGGGTGTACCTAATCTGCGGGTTGCTGGCGTCGAGGACGTCTAGCTTGCGGTCTGGCCCGGTTGTGTTGATGCCGACGTTGCCGTCGGAGGCGATAGCCAGTGCCGCGCTACTGGACAAGGTATTGTACGAAATGATGAACTTCCCACCGTCAGAGGACCAGCCATTATTGCTAGAGCCGACATACCATTTTGCTCCACCGACACCAGTGTTTGTCAGGGCTAGCTGCCAGCTTGCGTCATTGAATATCTCCATCTTCTCAGAGGGTGTACCACCAATCCCGACCAGCGGAGAATCTAGCTCCAGGCTTGTAGCCGCCTCGATCTCGCCAGCCGCTGGCATTGTCAATTTGCCTGTTGATACTGTCAGCGTATGCGCCGTGAGCGTTGTCCCGTCAAACGTCAGATTTGCGGAATCGGCCAACAACCCGCCGGTCGTTGCGTAGGTGACACGGCCTGAAGTGAGCGCAGAATCTGTCAATGCCGAGAACGTACCCGCCGCCGCGCTTGCCGCGCCGATGGTTGTCCCGTCAATTGCGCCGCCGTCGATGTTTACGCTGCCCGCCGCCTGCGTCGCTATACTGCCAAGACCAAGCGATGCGCGAGCGGTCGCGCCGGACTCCGCTACCCACGTCGACCCGTCGCCGACAATGATGTTGCCGTCCGTCTTCGCCAACCCTGCGATTGCGTTCAGCCCGGCTTCGATGGACAGTTCCTGTGTGGACAAGGATAGCGCCGCTGCGCTGCCGGCTGCAATGGTGACGGGATTGTGCGAAGATCCGCTGATGGCCGTCTCCACTGCTGCTGCGGTCGGTATCTGCGAGTCTGTCCCGCTGCCGAGGGCGGTGATCAGTTCAAGTTCGGCCTTGAGCTGGTTCCCGGCAACGTATTGACAGAGATAGTCGGCGGTGACTGCCATGGTTATTTACTCCACATCAAAAGTGTTTTGCTTGTGTCATCGACCATAAGGCCGTTCAGCGTATCTTCCACAACCAACAACCCGACGACATCGTCAGAACCGTTCGGGAAGTGAGTCGAGGCGTGGGCGGTTGGAACTCGCGGGTCGCCGTCGGCGTCTACATTGGCGTCTGTGATCCTGGCGTTGAGTTCGGCCAGCGTAAAGTCTGGCAAATCGCCAATGCCCGGCGTTGACAGGATCTTGTACAACTGCTGGAACGCAATCTGCATCTCTGCCAAGGTAAACCGCTTCGGGACATATCCGTACTTGGCCATCAGGTAATCAGCCTCTGTTCTGCAAGTTTCTCAAGGATTGCCGAAATGTGCTCCATGCTCCACGGCGTCAGGCCGCTGTTGTCGAGGCGGATGATGCACGCCATGCCGCGGAGCTTGAGCCGGTCTGTAAGCTGCACGCCTTCGGTGTTGTCCCACGTCCCGGAGTCGAACGTCTCCGAGAGGAACGCGGCCTCTGCGCTGCGATCTACACGAACGCTCCAATCCACACTGCCTGACGTGTATCCGAGCGTCGCCTGCATCGACTGAATACGGCCTTCACGGCTGGCGCCGTCGCCAAGGGCGAACGGGCCGATGTCGACATAGCTCTCAATCTCTGTGCCGTCGTCAGTATTGAAGAAGTCGGAGAAGAAACGAAGGTAGCCGTCTTCACAGCCCATCATGACGTGGGTTGAGTCCTGAATGACGTTGCTCGTCTGTAGCGTGCAGAACGGGGTCTGTGCGTCAGGCAGCGACACGGGGAAAATCCCGTATGCGCCGTCGCGCTTCCAGTCGACCCACCAGTGTCCTTGCGTGACGCCTGACTGATACACGAAGATGTGAACGCCCTGGTCGCGGCGGTCGTATGCCAGAGATACTTGATACAGGTCGCTGTTCAAGCCCTTCAACTCTCTAGGGAGCCTGACGGAGATCTGCGCCGGGAACCCGTCGCCTCCTGCGGCCAGCGCGTAAAGCCCTGAATCGGCCAGGAAGACGATTTCGCCGCGATCCGTAGTGCACCATGCATCGCCGCCGACACAGCCCACAGCGCGCGATACAGGGCCTAGGGTGGCGCTTGGGGTGGCGGGGTCGCCGCGGAGTATCCAGATCGACGATTCGCATCCGAACAGCATGTAGTCGTCGTTGTACGGCATGATAGCTTTGATGTTCTGGCCGACTTCGCCCGCTTCCGCTGCACTGCCGGCAACCGCACGACCGTAGTCGGTTGAGTCGGCGCCGTAGTTCCAGTCCAACGGATCGAACTGCCGGCTGACGTACCAGAGGTTCTCATCGTTCTTCGCCATGACGATCCGGCCTCGGTACCGGTCGATGTTGTCACAGCCCGTCGGTACTTGGCCGTTCCCGCTTGACGCCTGCCAAAGCGTGAGTGTGTCGGCTGTCGGGTCGTAGATCTTCGGAGCCCGTTCGATGTGAAATGAACACGATCCGTCGCCAGGGGCCGCGGTCAAGGTCAGTTCTCCTGCGGCGATAGAGTCTATGTAGTAGGTTCCGTCCGTGACAGCGCCGGTTCCGTTCGTGATCACAACGGCATAGTTGTAGGTATCCAGGTTGATCGCAGACCAGTCGGCTACGCTTGCGGCGTCAAGGGTCGACCCCGAGATCACCCCGTCCGTGCCGTCCGCCCTGACGTCGCCTCTGTCCGCGATGTAGAGCTTGTTCTGATACTCGGCTGTGCGTATCCGAAGCGAGCTGTTCAGGTCGAGGTTAGACGACACGGCCTCCATCGTCCCCTCTGTTGTTTCCTTGTACAACGTGCCGTTGCTCGCCGCTACGCGGATCGTCCGTTGTGTTTCGTTCAGTGTGTCGTCGGTGTAGTACTGCGCCTTGAACGAAGACACAAGACACGCCCCGCCTTCTACTGTGCATTCGAGGGCAAACCCGACGCGGCGGTGCGTTGTGGGACTGGTCAGCGTCAACGTCTGCGACGTGAGCTGTGTGCTGTTCCAGTAAACCTTGACTGAACTGCCGTTGATCAGGAACCAGAACTTCCCGGCAGTCGCGTTGCCGCTACCGCCGCCGGAGCTGAATGCATACGACGCGTCAAGGCTCCCGCTCTTGTAGTGGTAGAGCGTGCCCTCATAGGCGTCGGTTTCATCGTCCATGATCAGTTCGGCCACAAGCCCTTCGTCGTATGGGTCCGGTGAAGAGTCGTTGGCGCATGCCCACAGGTAGTACTTCCCGCCGTACTGACCTTCGTATGTCGCAAGGTCAACCTCGACGGTGTACGCCTGAGTGTTATCAAGCGCCGGGTCGAGAGCGTCACGAATCGCGCCGGCTTTCTCGACGTCGTCAACAATAGCGCTGCCTGACTCGTAGATCCCAGGGAGGTTTGACGAGTAGCTTGAGACAGCCGCCCAACCGTTCCCCGAGAGCTGTGTGATGTTGAAGTTCTCAACGAACTGCCTGAACCCGGATGAATCTGCAGATGTCACGCTGGCAAGCAAATTGACAGTGTTGCCGCTGCCAAGCTGTGTGAGGATTGCCTTGCCCGTGCCGGGCCTGGAACCGCCTCGTTCGCGTTCGTCGTAGACCTCCGATACCCGAACGTTACTCAGGTCAGGGGACGAGTAAGGCGGCTGCCGTTCGAACGACAGTCGCCTATCAAGTCCTTTGACCGGGAAACGCAGCTTGATTTTCCTGCTACGTGCCATTGTGCCTCTGCTTACGAGTTGACCATGGCGTCGAAGTTGCAAGACGCCGCGGTGCCGATGTTGAGATACAAGATGTCGTCCAAGGTCGTGCCGTCAGTCTTCACGAAGATACAACCCTTCGCGTAGTTCTTGTCGCCATCGGTCGGGACCGTGTCGCCTCGGACATAGACTTTGGCGACGTGTTTGACGCCGTTGACCATTTCGACTACGGAGGCTTCTTCGAGGAAGCGTCCGAATTGTTCTGGGTTTGCCATGTTGGCTGCTCCTATCTTGGTTTCGTTACGAGTGAGAACCTGAGAACGCGTCGAACAATGCGTTCGTCGTGAAAAGCATGTCGCTGTCGGTCAGCGCTTGATCAGATCCCCACTTCAAGTCCGTACCGTCGAGGTACGCTCCCATCTCATTTGCGACAGAGAACGCATACGCTTCGACATAGTGAGCCGGATTGTTGAGGATAGAGACGGCTCTGCCTGATCGCCTCAGATGCCAGTTTTGCTTACGGTCCGCACCGCCGGGCTCAAACCCAGTGGGCGGGGAGAGGTCTGCCGGGTCTTCTGCCTGGACGGCGATTGAACTTTCGATGATAGACATGCGGACCATCGCTCGAAAGTCCTCGTTTTGAGCTACTTCGTTTTGCTTTTGATACGTTGACATTGTCTTTCCTCTTTTTTAGACTGTTGGGGGTGAAGATTTGTACGTGTGACCTACCGGGAGGTTGTCTTCAAGGCCATACCGCCATGCAAGGTACCCTTCGTACCGTGCAACATTCGCAGAGGACACATCAGACGTTCCAACGTGCATGCCCCAGGCGTCCGTAAGACCGTTCGTTTCGCCTCGATTCCGGCCAAGTCGAAGCACGTTCGGAGACGACAGCTTCGTTGTGTACGATTCCGAGCCTCGCTCTGTTCCGTCGACGTTCACGGCTACCGTCCCCGCGCCCGTCCAATCCAGTATCACGCCATGTACGGAAGGCCCATTGTGTGGTGACCCCGACAACGTGAAACTCTCACATACGCCGCCTTGGGTTTTGCCGTCGAAATCGCTTGGACTGTCTGCTTGGTATTGGTAATCTTCTGTTCCGCTTTGGCTAACAATTGACGCGGTGTTTCCTGCAGGTGGGCCGGTGTTTTCGAACACGATGAACGTAGCCAGATCTCCGGACGACGGCATTGCTACGGCGGCAGTAGTGCGCATCCACCGCTCGGCGTCCGGCGACCCCAGGCAATTCAGCCCTCCGATGGTATCAGAGCCGGTTCGTGGTCGCTCGGCAGATACGCTTTGGGTTAGGTCGAACCCGTTTGTGCTCCTGTCGGCGATTTGACTCACCCGATCCCCGACCTTCGTAAGGCTGTCGCCGTAGCTCGGATCGTGGAGGAACTCCAGGCTGGTATCGTCGTCCAGCGGCGTCCAGTTGTGAACAGCGTTCGAGTTAGCCGGGGTCGAGCCTGCCGCGTTGATCGCCGTGACGACACATCGAATCGACGCGCCTTCTTTGTCGATAGTGACGTCATAGGTTGAGGACGTGGCCCCGAGGATGTTGACCTCGTTCGCCTGCCATTGGTAGCTGTAGCTATCAACGCCGCCTGTCCATGTTCCGTTTGTGGTGGACATCGTTTGTCCGACGTACCCTACACCGGTGACGACAGGCGGCACTGTGTTGACGGGCGCTCCTACGGCACTCAGCAGTCCCCATGTATGGCCGAACTGAAAATTCATAAATAACCTCCTTATGCCGCTGTCGGGGGTGCGGATTTGTAGGTGTGACCAGCGTCGAGCTGGGATACGCGATCCCACTTCCAGGCCATGTATCCTTCTGCCTTCTGAATGGTCGCGCTGTCCACGTCATCCAGAATAACGAAGTCGGCCGCCGCGCCATTCGGTCGTTCTGATTGACTGCGGTTCGCGAAGATTGAGAAATAGGCACCTGTCTGCGAGACAGGCGAATTGTAATCGTTGACCGATCCCCTATCAGTTCCGTCCATTCGCGCGGAAATTGTGTTCGCGCTGTAGTCGAACACAACAACCGTCACGACCGGTCCGGAATAGGGGCCGCCGGTCAAATTGAATGACGTGGCTTCCGTAGTGTTAACGCGACCGTCAAACTCTGTTGTTGGGTCACCCTCGCTGGCTTGAAACTGATAGTCGTCCGCCGCCTGCCAAGAGTGTAAACTCTGCAAGAAGTCGTTCACCGAGTCAATGACAGCCAAATGGACGACGACAAAATTCCCGTTTGAAGGCAACTGTAATGAGGTACTCTCCAACCCTTCGCCGCCGTTAAAGTCAATAACATTGAGACTATTGAGGCTACGCGTGCCAGTGGTCGGAGTTCCTAGTGAGACGAAATCATATCCGTTCTCGGATTTGTCGTCGATTTGATCAACATCGTCGCCGGTTGCCGTGATTGTGCTCGTGTCGGATGAATCTATCCAGGTGCGCAGGGTGGCGTCGGACGGTATCCAGTTGTGGATGGCGTTCGAGTTGGCTGGATCAGATGAACCCCCTGCATTGCTGGCGATCACCTGACATGTGATTGACGTGCCCTCTGTAGTCGACGTGACCGTATACGTGCTCGACGTCGCGCCAAAGATGTCGATGCCGTTCGCCTGCCATTGATACGAATAGCTGTCAACGTCGCCGGTCCACGTCCCGTTCGTCGTCGACATAGTCTGGCCGTTGTACCCAACTCCTGTGACCACGGGGGCCACAGAGTTGACGGGCGGGTCTACGGTAATCAGCAAACCCCATTTATGGCCGAACTGAAAGTTCATATCAACTCCTCAGAGTGATCAGGAACCGCGCGTTCTGCTGAATGTGTAGTAGAGGACGTCGTCGGCTGTTCCGATGATGCTGAACGGGCCGCGCTTGAACGCCTCCGGGACGTCTTTGTTGGTGACGTCCTTGCCTGGCGCCAGGTTCCACCCTTGATCGTCGACAGCCGTATCGCCGTTGAACGCGATGAACACGCTCCCGCTGTTGTCGGCTGGCGTCTGGAAGCAGAACTCCTGCGGCTCGGCGTCGCCGATGTCTTGCGCAGCCGTTGTGACCGTCAGTTTACCATATTTCGTTGCTGCCATTCCGTGGTCTCCTAAATTGGCGTTCCGTTTCTGGTGATTATCGCACCGAGTGTGCGGTCATACGTGTATGCCGTCAACCACGGCGAGTCGTCTTTGTTCTTGCCGAGGTTGTCCGGCATATGGTCGCGCCTGTCACGACCTATGCTTGCACGTAATGCGCGCTGAAATTTGATCTCATACGTACCGGCGACGCCGTCCGCTTCGACCTCTGCCTCCGCAAGGCATGCAAGCCGAACCGTCTCGGAATGCGCCTCAATGCCGCGCGGATAGTCGAGGGATGCAGTAAGCGCATCCGGAAGCACGGCATAGCGGTAGGTGAGGGTAGTGATCGCATCCGGCGTCGGATACATCAGAGCTTGTTGCCGCTGCCCTGCGGCGCCCGTCATTGCCACGGACGCGATTGCGAAGTACTGCGGCGTGTCGGTGTACGTATTCTCTGCACGAAGCTTGTGGATCTGGCCGATACCGACGCGGCGTACTTTAAGCGGGTACGTGTCCTGGTCAATGATGTAGAAAGATCCGACAATGCCGCCGAAGTCGTCCGGGAGCCGGTAGTCGCCGGTCGGCGTCATTGTGAAGGTGTCGCCGGAGTCTTCGCCGCTGGCATCGCCAAGCACCTTGATCTGCGTCGCGCTGACGTATTCAGCGACGGTATAGCTGTTTTCTGACGTGTCGAAGACAAAGCTGCCGTCGACCATTGACGGATAGAACTTGTTCGCGGTCGCGGTGATTGTCGAGTACGTGCTCCCGTCGTAGGACGGGGCGCCGCTGGTCGTGCCGGTTGTCTCAGGCCACACCACAAGCGTCGTCACCGGTTCGAGGAAGCTCCACTTGTGCGGGACGCGATCGTTATCTATGATCTCCGGGAACAGGAACCGCCTGTACCCCTGATTAATCACATTTGTGATCAACGCCAGCCGCTCCGCGCTCCACTTCGCCTCGGTCCGCGAGAACCCAAGTTGATACGCAACGTCAAGCTTCAAGTCGTCCAGGACCGTTGTGAGTGTGGGCTCTGACATATTTCAATCCTTGTTTCAGGGTAAGTGCTGGACCTGCACACCTGTACAGGCCCAACACCGGACCCCGAAGGTCTGTGGTTAGCTGGAGAGCGTTGCTCCGGCGTAGTAACGCAAGACCCACTCCGCGCCGAGCCACTCAAGGATCGCGATCTCATCCGCCGCGTTGAGTGTGATCGTTGCGAGGTTGGTCGCGAGATCCGCCTGGACGCCGGTAGTCACGGTGACGACAACATTCTTGCTGTTGCCGACCAGCGTGGTGATCTTGAAGCCGACTTTCTGACCCGTCTCTACGCCGTCAGCGAGAGTGAAGGTAGCGTGGTCGTCGTTGATCGTACCGCCGTTGATCAGGTTCATACCGCGTTGAGACAACACGATGGCGCCGCCGGCGGCTTCCGGGGTGATGTTGAACACACCGGCATTGCCGTCGCATTCACCAACGCCTTCGTCCAGCAACACATCTGCGAGACCGGCTTCGGTGAGCGTCTGCATCACAGTACCTGCGCCGCGACCGCCGCTCAGGCCGCCCTTGTAGAACTTGCCGGTGGCGTAGTCGACTGACACACGGTCGTTGAGCGTCACGGCCTCGCCGATGTAGCACTGGGCTACGGAACCGCCGCGACCTGGCTCCCAGATCTTGGTCGTCTGCGACCGAGTGAGGGCCTGCGAATGAACACCGGCGAAAAACCGGTTATTGGTAACCGACGGAGCCTCGACGCGCTTGTGGCGCTCGGGATCGACGTTCGCGGCTGTGCCATAGTCCATGTTGTACATGCAGGCATAGCCTTTCGTTGCTTCACCTGCTTCGCTGAGAACGCGACGCGGGTTCCGACGGTACTGGTCTCTGTAGTTTGCTTCCATTGGCATGATGTCAATTCCTCAATTTGAGTTTGCGTTCTGGTGGCTGAGCTAACCACCCATTTGGTGATCGCCTGAAGTTAGACGCGGTTGATCCACGCCTGACGACGACGGTCGGTGCACATCACGTTCCACGTCAGGTCGGTGAAGACCGCGCGGACGTTGTGCTTTCCGGCGACTGGGTCAGGGCCAGTTTCCCGGAAGTTGTTCTTGCTGTGAACCATGACCTTCAGATGCTTCGTATCGAGCATAAAGATCGGGTACGAGTCGCTTGACCATTCGACGTCGATCTGCGGTACGTACTGGAACGGAAGACGCTTGAACGTCACCGTACCGTCGTATGCCGCGAGGTCGCGGCCGATGTTGTCGTTTTGGGCGCGGGCCATGGTGATCAGACCTTCGACCACCTCTTCGCCGCAGAACAGCTTGTACCGCGAACCTTGGGCTCCGTCATTGCTGAGGGTCTTGACCGGGCTCATGAACTTGCAGGCGCGGAACGCACGGCGAAGCTCGGCGGCGAGGTCGCTGTCCGTGAACGCGTCGTAGACAGCGTTGTAGTGCTTCCACTTGGTGTACGTGTTCGAGGACAGACCGCCAGGACCGGAAGAAAACCCGGTGATATCGCCGCCGTTGAAACCGCGGCTGGACGTGGCCGGCTTCAGCCAGTACTTGATACCCCACGGGGTTATCACGTCGTCGCTGTTGTCCGGCGCCTTCCAGAACGACTGCTCCAACTTCTCTGCGAGCCCGAGCATCATGTCCACGAGACGGGTACCGATCAGATCAACGATCTGTTCGGGGCCTTCGTTCATTGCCTTCTCGGTGACGTCGTAGATGAAGTTGTTGGTCGTGTGCCGCATCGGCACGACGACGTTCTGGAGGTTGTCCTGCACGCTGAGGTCGTCATCGGCGTAGAGACCGACGTGTTCCGCGGTGCGGGACTGGTCGACCATCAGCTTGTGCGTCATGTTTTCGGTCGAGTTGAACTTGATTGCGTCCCTGCGGAGCAATTGGTTCATCACGATGTACTCAGGCAGATCCTGGGCGATCATGCCGAAGTTCGGGTCCGGCAGGCTTTCCAGTGTTGATTTGACGAGATCGTCAATCGCTTCTGCTGCAATAGCCATTGTTCAGTTGCCTTATGTTAGCGCGATCCAGCCGGCTTAGCCGAAGTTTTTCTTCCACCAGCTCTGCGCGACAGCAACGGCCTTTGCCCGGCCTTTCGGCATGTCCTCAATTTTCTGAGGAACTCGGCTGCTTGGCCGTGCTGTGACGCGTTTCTGCCGGTGTTGAGTTGCCTTCTGCTTCACCTTGCTGACTGCGCGTTTTTCGATTTCATCAGGGAACGTGAGCGTCAGCGCTCCTTGCAGGAGACGATTGCGATCCCATTCGGGATGCGCCCTCGCGAGGTTGTCCATTTCGATCACAACCTTCTGACGGTTGAGCACCTTGGGGTCGTTGTCCGGGAGCTGGCCGATTTGTTCGCTGCCAAGCAGGTCGCCCCACTGGTCAGCGCGTTGGCTCAGCTCGCCGTCGAACCACTTGGTGAACTCGACACGCGCCTGTTGTTCGGCGGCTTGGCGATCTTGCTGCATCGTGCCTTTCAGCTCGTTCAGCTCCTTCTCGCTGGCTGCCGCTTTTTCGTGCATCGCCTTGCCGAACATGTTGAACTGTTCCTGCATCTTCTTGAGAACACTGGCCGATTCGTCGTCGAAGTCTTCCGGGATCTCAAGCTCGAATGGCTTGAACTCGTCAACCGTCGGCTCTTCAGCCGCTGCACTGTCACCGCCCTGCCTTGGGGCAGAGCGTTCCATCAGGATCACAGCCTGAGTCAACGCCTCGGGCGTCGCGAACGCCTTCAGATCGTCTGCTGTGAGCCCTGCCTTGCCTGCACGCATGATCAGACCGGGGTCCATCACTGCGGGTGCAGGCGTCGGCATATTGCTGCTGCCGGGATCATTGTCATCGGCTGCTGCGTTATCGGCGCCGGGATCATTGTCATCGACGTCGGTGTTTTTGTCTTCGCTCTCTTCCTGGCCGTCGCCGTCCGCGTTCGGTTTACGCGCCTTCTCGATGTCGTCGCTCCAGTCAAACAATCCCTGGTTCACGTTCTCAGGGGTGTTGACCTGCGACTCGTCGACAGAGAACGTGTCAGGCGACGGCTCTTCCGGGCCATTGTCCTGCGGCGTCTCTGTCGTCTGTTCTGCGGAATCAGGCTCTTCAACGGCTGCCGGGGTCTCGGCGCCGTCGTTTGCCGACCAGTCGTAGAGGTTTTTGTCTGCCATGTTTCGGGGCGTCCTTTTTTAGCAGTAGGAATCGCGGTCGACAAGCCCGTGATGCCTCAAGTGTCTGCGTTGATGTTCCATAGAAGTGTAGATCGCATCGCCGGTCTTCGGGTCGTACTTGGTGGGCACGCCGTGCTCACGGTCGTACTTTTCGGCGTCTGCGACCTGTGCTGCCGCCACGCCTGCCGCGCAAGAGCGCTTTGGCCAGACGGACGATTGATGTCCACCGACAGGGGTGAACACGCGTTTTGCCAACGAGCCGTCGTCCAGCTCGATGAAAATCTTCTTGTTCTCACCTTCAAACTGACGCGCCTCAAGCTCCGCGATTGTCATCGTCAGAACGATCTCTTCGCCGTCAGCCTTTCGGTATACGTACTTAGGCATCGTTGCGACCGTTCCTCGCTTTGCAGTGGTCAGTCATCTTGGTGATGGCCTCCGTGTTGTTCTTGATTGTGTCGCTCATGTTTGTTCGCACCCATTCTTCGAGTGAGAACAACCTGTTTGCGATCACAAAGATCAGTACGATAGCAATCAGCCCTAGGGGGCTGTCTACCACCGTAACCAGTTTTTCAATTACCATGTCCATGGTCCATCCTCTCATATCCGCATGATTGACGCTTGTTGTTTCGGCTGATCGTCCTGACCGAGCAGAGCCTGAGCCATTAAATTGTCACGGTTCTGCTGCGTCCCGCCGGTCGGCACGTTTCGCCGGATGTATTCGCGACTCGTCACGTTCGACGTTGACGAGGGTTGTGGGTTAATGGGGTCTTGTTGGTTATTCGCCTGCGCGTCCTGGAACTGAATCATGTTCTTCAGCTCAGGCGCATCGGCGTACCGCGAAAGGATGTCGAGATACTCCACCATGTTCAGCGTCCCGCCTTGTTGCTGTAGGAACGGCATGGCTGGGAGGATCGCCTGCTGCAGGAGTGTGGTGAGCATCTGCAGCCGTTCCGGCGGCGACATGTGCGTTGTCGAGTACGGGTCGATATTAATGTTGTAGTCGAGGAAGTCGCCCTCTTTCGACTCCTCATTGAACCGGACTGGGATCTCCAGGCCGACGTTCGACGTCCGCTTGACGAGCGGCAGGTCGATCATCGGGTCGTACCACAACTCGTTCGCGACCGCTTTGCCGACGCTCTGTGCAAATGATTCGTACCGCTGCCGGAGGATCTCCATGCGCTTGGAGGCGGACGCGCCGAGGAGCTGGTCCTGGCCAAGCGTCTGCGACTGCGCGCTCAGGCCGCCGAGGAGGTCGAGGTTCCCGGCCATGTAGCTGTTCCAGTCGCGAAGTTGCAGGAGCATCGCTTGAGTCTGCGGATTTGCTCCGCCGAAATTGAGCTGGGCTATCTGCGACGGATCGGTGACCCCGATCATATCGCCGTCGTTGGCGTCCTTGACGCGCTTTGCGTCCTCGGCGCCTGTCGCGCTGTATGCGGTGACGTCTTTCTGCCGGCGCGACTGGTTGGCAAGCTTGATCATCAGATCATTCGCAAGCTCTGACAGGTCGCGGATCGCGCTGACGGGGGCGACCGGCATCACATTATCTGACACGGGCGCGAACGTGAGCAAGTGATACGGCCCGATCTCGACGCCGCCCCATTCCACGGTCCTCAGATTCACTGCTGAATCGTTGGCGGGAATGGTGACGACGAGCCCATCAGCCGGGAGCCAGACGTCCCTGAGTTCAACCGACCTGCGGTAGCACTGCGACAGGTTGTCATGCCCGCCGATCCGCTTGATCGCGTGCTGCTCAACGTCGAGATCGTCGTAGAACGACACCTTTTCAGTGTTCTTGTAGAGCCCGCTCTCCTTGAACATCTCATAATCCATCCGGTACTTGTTCGATGCGAACGAACACTCGGTATACCGCCGCGCGGTCGTGTCATGCACCCAGTCATCCAGGCTGACGCACTTCGCATACGGCTGAGTCGCATCAATCAATGTGCCGTCGTCGATTGCGGCGGTGCCGACCTTCATAATCCCGATCGAGAACATCGCGTTCATCACGCATTCCTGGAACTCGTCGCGGAGGTTCAGTTCGTTGGCCACATGGTTCAGCGCGAGATCAAGCATGGACGCCGGGCGCTTGAGCCCTGCCACGACGGGCCTTGCCAGGAACTTCGGGCAGACCGGGGCAATGCTCTGCACATAGATGTCGACCGCAAGTTGCAGGAGGTTCAACGGCGTCTGCTTCATACCGCGCTTATCGTTATCGCCGTAGTACTTGCCGACATACATCTGCATCGTGTCAAACGCATGCTTGCGGAACGGCTTGAGCTGATCCGCCGAGCGGTCAATTGCCGCGCCTAAGTCTTGCAGGCTCTTTGTCGAAAGCGGGTTATACGCCATTATCAACTCCAAACTCTAAATTCAGTTCGTTTTTCTGCTTCTTCCCGCCGCATGATCCGTGATTTCATGCTATGCTGCGGTACCGGCCTCGCCTTCATCTGTGCGTCACCCTTCGGCAGCCGCTGCGGTTTGAGCCCGGTCACGGCCTTCCACGCCAAGGCGTCGGCAATCACGCGGTCGCCGTGCGACTTACCGGCGCCGGTCGGGTCGAGCGAGTTGTTCGCTGCCGAATGAACCACCTTGTCGCCAGGCAGGTTGATGTATTCCCTGCATTCGAGGATAGCCGCTTCGCTCGGATTCGTGAACAGACCGTGCGCCAGGGCGTCGCGGTAATTGCTAAGAAGCGCGAACTTCTTCTCCGGCGAACTCGGCCATCCAGGGATGTCGCTCGTCTTGTGCTTGATCGACACATCGTCGCGAAGGCGGTAGATCTTACCGTAGCCCGCGTCAAGCACTTTCTGCCCGAAGTTCCGGCCGGGGCCGTTGTTCTCCCAGATCAAAAACGCTTCGTTGAACAGCCGTGCGACCTGGACCGCGTACCGACCGAAGTTCTCCGGCGAGATCGACGGGTTCGCGTATTCGGCGATCTTCTCACCGGTATCAACATCGACAACGCTCAAGCACGAGTTCGACGCGCCGGTACCGGCAGAGATGTCAGCGGCGATCGCGCACCGCATATATTCAAGCGGGCGCATGGTCTCATTGTCCACGCCGTGATACCAAAGCTGCCAATGCGGCTTCGACTCACGATCAAACGCAATGACGCTATCGTCATCGTGAAACGTGAACGTACCCAAAGCAAGAGGTTCTCTCTTCTGCGTGCTGAGTACGTTCTGAATGACGCCCTCATCGAAGAACCTGAACGAGCTGTTGTGGTAGTCGATGTCAAGCTCTTGCGCCACGAGCATCGGATGCGCTCTGCGCCGGCACTCCCTGTCGTACCACGGACTCCTGAGCTTGCCGTCCGTCAGGAACTGGTAATCTGAATCAAACTGCATCTCTTGCACTTCACGACCGTTCGGCGTGTGTTTCAGGAACACAACGCTGTCGTCGGTGTACAAGTGATGATCCATGGCGCCCGGATAAAACTGTCTGTACCCCTTCCCGTTCGTATAGAGCCCCGCGTTCTTCCTCGTATCTTCGCTCCAATGAATCTGAAGTATCTTGCCGTCCGCTGAGAACCCTTTGCTGATCTTCTCGCGTACATCGAAAAACGCATTCCCCGTGCCCTTCGGCGTCGAGTTGAATATCCTGGAGTTCGTCACGTCCGCTGTCGCCGCAAGGATGTCGTAGCCGTCCGAACGAATAAATGACGCAAACTCATCAAGTAACACTGCCCTATGCCGACCAGAACGAAACGCGTTCCCCGAAGCCGCACTACCAAGGATCGAGCTGTCATTCACCTCGTTCAACAGCATCCTCTCGTTGTGCAGGTACTTCGGCCTCAAAAACCACGGAAGAAGCCTGAACATAAACTCGATCTTCCAGAACAACGAGTCCTTACTCCCCGTCTTGTCAACGTGCTCCGCAGTGTCACTCGCAAGACCAAACTGCTGGTTCGACTCAAACAAGAACTGGTGACACATCGGCATCAAACAACACCAACTCGCCCCAACATCACGGCTCTTCTCGATCAACATGTCACACTTCCCAAGACACTCGAACACATTATGAATCAGCTCATCCTGAACGTCGAACGTCACAAACGGGACCACAGGGTTCTTCCCCTGATCCCCTAAACGAGGGTCATATGTCCACGCAAACGTGTTGACGAAGAACAACGGATCCGCCGCACACGCAGCCTTGATCTTCGGAATCTCACTCCTACCCGAAGGACTCTGCAACTCCCGCATCAAACGCTCGCGATACTTCACATTCGCAACAACGTCCTTCGGAACCCCGTCGTAAAACCGATAGTCTGACCTACTAAAACTCATGACGCTTCCTCCCCCTCCTGCACATCACGCAACCAATCTGCAAAAACCTTGTCCAACTCTACCTCGCTCTCCTCACCCGCACGACGCGCCTGCTCCTTCTTACTCGGCAACAACAACTCCTTCACCAAATCATTATGCCTGTCCTCGCCCTTCGCCGTCATCACCGTCGCACGATAATGACCCCACGCCGTCAAACTCGGAGCATCGTCCCGCTTAACACCCTTCAACAACTTCACCTCCTCTACCCATTCAATGTCCTGCAAACGACTCGTCTTCGGATTCCCCCTCTTCTCAACCCAGTACTTCGGATCCTCAAACGGAATACCACTCGGCAATACCTCCCTGCCTACCACACCCTTCACATCGCCATCACACTGCGCCGGCGCATCAATACCATGCAACACCGCATAACTGCCAGGACCGTAAACAGGGAACAACACATTATCGATCTCGTCATACGTCATCCCCGCCTCCTTATGACGCTTCTTCAACGCCTGGTACTTCGACCAACGCTTCTCAGCCTTCAAACGACTGCAACGCTGCTGCGTCGTCTCGACATCGCGCCACTTACTCTTGTTTCGTGGATGTGGAGCCAAATCCCAAAATCCTCCATAGTGGGTAAATTTTACTCATACTCATAATCTACTCAACACAACTCAATCGCGCAAATCATTGCAATTTGCCGACAGAACCATTCTAAGGGGTGTAGGGGCGCGAACGGGGCGAAATCCGGGTATTCACCTACGGTGGGGGGTGGAGGCGGCTGAGGGGGCTTAAAATGGAAAATGTGAAAAATATATTTTTCGGAGGGGGGGGTACCTATAATGGGGCGGCGGCCAAAGGCCGGGGGGTCTGGTCAAGATCCTGGCTGAAAAAAGGGTACCCATACGCTCACTGTATGGACGTCCTCAGCCTCACGAACATGTACAATCCTCTCAAATGCCGCGCCCATAAGTAGCGTTTGAGGCTAAATCAACTATACCGAATCAGTATTATGCGACATCAGGCTTTATCAAGAGTTGGCTATAACCCATTGCAAGGCCAGGCTGTTAAGGGTGATTCAGGGAGCATCAGATGGGACGACCTGCTACTTATGGGCTCACGGCTCACCTTGAAAGGGCCGGGAGGGCTGATCGCGGGAGCTGGCATCGCGCGGTCCTGCGGTGCTACCCCGTCCCCTTTCATCCCCTCTTTTGCCCCTTCTGATCCCTTTGGGATTTCTCCCCCTCTCTCTCTTACTCTCTCTACCACCACAATACCGAATGATAATACTACGCACGTCATACGCGCATGTGAGGCCGTGGCGGTCCCTGGTGTGATTGAGGGGTGCGGAGTTTTGCCGCGATAGCGCGTTGGTTGTTCCTACGCGCCTATGCGAGGTTGTGCTATATCGGCGATGTTCCGCGGTGGCGGCGTTATCCGCGGCGGAATTGCCGCTGTCTGTCGTTGGTTGGTGTTGTATGCGGTTGATTTGACGGCATGCCTAGGGGTAGTTGTTGTGCTGTATGCCGTGTTGTCGAGAGCCTTGCAACACCTTTTTTTGAGGCTAAATCCAGTTTTTTCTAGAAACCTCTCTAGAAACCCTTCTAGATCTGGTTATTGTTGTTTGTGTTGAGAGACCGCACTACCACGACTTCCGCGGCTCTCACTAACGGAACAACCAACACGAAGGAATCGAGATCATGATCAACGAAACCACCGTCAAGACCGCCGCCGAAATCGCAAAGAAATGTGGACTCAGCGAACCCCTGCCGGAAGAAAACTTGAGTGATTGGGCCTTGAATGCCCTTGTCTACGTCCAGGTGCGGACAGTAGGCGAGGCTGAACCAGGATTCGCCTACTCCGCATCGCAGGCATTCGGAAAATGGTTTGACGCCAACTTCGAAATTGTCGCTAAGCGGTAAGTCGAAACGCCCTTTGGGGCGTCTATCGGGGATAGCCTCCCGATACTGATGAGACAGGCTGAGATTTTCGACAATTGAACCGCGCATCCCTCACCAAGGGTAGCCATCACCGCCGGCGTCTACTGACTGCAACCGACCGCAGATAGAGCAGTATACCGAATCCGCTGGCGGCAGTACTCCCTCCGTTAGATAGCCTACGGGCAGTCGGAGCGGATGAAATGCGCGGCCAAAGCTTTTGTGGTGAGTACCGCGGTTGACGTGGTACTCTCACACAACACAACACAACACAACACGAACCACTGGTAACCGCCATGACATCCCCAACACACGAAATCATCGTGTCAGCCCTGGTAACAGGGAGTGTTATTGCAATAGTCCTCGCTTTTTTCACCCACGAGGCCAACTAATGACAACCCTCCCCCTTATCGTCACCCTCCCCATGCTGCTTTTGTGCTCCGCTGTCGGCCTTTGGTTGCGCCTGCTACCGCAGGACGACTACCCAAGCGACCGGAGCGATAGCTAAACACACAACACACGAAGGAAACAACGATGGATATACAACTTCAGATTGAACTTGACCGGCTCGAAGAAAAACTCTGGGATGAGCTTACGCGGGAAGAGAAGAAACGTTCGATAGAGCTGCACGATGCGCTCTATAATGATCACGCCGACGATTGCGGCGCCGGCTCACTACTGCCCGCCGAGCCGTCATTCGACGCCGCCTGGTAGACCCTCCCTTCCACGTCAACCGCAGTACTCACTACAAAAGCCTCACACATTGAAACCTGAACCCGGGCGTTTTCCTTTTACCCTTGGCAGGAGAACAGTTATGGACCCCAACGCAATACTTGAAGATATTGAGAACGC